CGTAGCCGGAGCCGTCGCCGTAGCCGTCGCCGTAGCCGTCGCCGTAGCCGGAGCCGTAGCCGTCGCCGTAGCCGGAGCCGTCGTCAGGCCCGCTCAACGTGGGCCTCCAGCGTGGCGAAGGCGTCGTCGCTGATCGGGATGATCTCAATGGCCTCGGTCAGCTCCACGATCGGCACGGCGACGCCGATCTTGGAGCCCGAACCGACGCCTTTCACGGCGATCTCGTTCAGGGTGAAGGCGCCCTTCCAGTACCAGGCGCGGTGGGCGCCGGAGAGGCGGACTTCCTTGCCCGCCTTGGCGTCCAGCGTGCCGATGTGAACGCCCGCCGAGAAGGTGCGGACGATGACCTTCTGGCCGATCAGGGCGGATTGCAGGGTGTCAGTCATGTCGTAGTCCTTGGTTGAGGAAAGCGGGCGAGAAGGAACCGCCGGGCCAGCCCGCGACAGCGCGGCGAATGGGTCAGCCCGCTTCGGCCGGAAGGGCCGCGCGGCAATCGGCGAGGAGATCGGAAAGGCCGACCTGCGCGGGATCGTCTTCGAGCCCCTCCATGAACTCGACGGCGCGCCGGAGCGCCGCAGCCAGATTAAGGCCCTGCTCGGGCGTCAGAGCGGGATGTCCGTGGATCGCCAAATAGAGGGCGTCCTTGTCTTCGAAGCTGTTGAAGACGGCGCCAGTCGACATGCCGGCGTCGGCGGCGATGTCCCGGATGGTGGCGGCCTTGTAGCCGGCCGTGGAGAAGAGGCGCTCAGCGGCGTCCAGCACCTTTTGGCGCGTGAGGGCCTTGGCTTTCTGACGCCGGTTCAGCTGCGGGAACTCCGCGTGGCGGCCGATGGCTGACCCGACCGGGGCGACAATCACGGCGCCATCCATCATGCCGCCTCCGCTTGGTTGGCCTGGGCGGCCGGGCGGTTGCGGCGCAGGGCGGCGCGGAGAACGTCCAGCCCGGCGTTGTCGAGGAAGGCGTAGCCGATGAAGCGGTCGCGATCGTTGCCGTGGTTCATGGTCCAGATCTCGATGCCTCGGGTCGCCTCGGTGCGGCCGGCAATCTCCATGTCCTCGACCTCGTTCAGGTCGAGCGGAGCCGCGCCGCGCTCGCGGTGGATGGCGCGCGCCAGGGCGTTGAGGTCGCGGAAGGCCCTGATCTGCGCACCAGCGTTCAGGCTGGGCAGCAGGGCGAAACGGATGTCGGACGACATGGCGGGTCCTTTGCGGAAACAGATGGGGGCGGCGCTGTGGCCGTGAGCGCCGAGCAGGGCGGCGTCGATGAAGGGGCGGCCGGTCATGCGTCGGCCTCGTCGTCTTCAACCTCGTCAGCGTCCGACTCGAAGTCGCCGCCCTGATCGAAGTCGGCGTCGTCGCTCTCTTCGTCTTCAGGCGTGTGATCTTCGACCGCCGGCGTCGCGTATCCAGCGGCCGTGTTGGCGGCGACGACGATCATCTGGTTGATCGCCAGTTCCTGATCTGAGGGCGCGCCGTAGGTGAGGCGATCCTTCACTGAGGCGCCGTTGGCCGCGACGATCTGTGCGGTTGGAAGCATTCGCCAAGGGAAGGGGCGCTCGACGTCGGCCGCGATCGCAGCGACCTCGCTGGGATCGCCTGCAACGGGCGCGGCATGGGCCGCTTCCAGCAGTTGGATGTGACGAGCGCGGGCCTCGGCCCAGAGGCGCGCCCGCTGGGCGCGTTCGTCGTCCCTGCGCTGGCGCTCCTCGGCCTCCGTCTCTTCGCGGAGCCGCGCGGCGTCCGCGATCTGCTGGCCCTCGGGGCTGAGTTCGCCGAGGTCGGCCAGCCAAGGCGTGAAATAGGCCGGGGCTTCGTCTTCGCCCGTTTCGACAGGCGTGAGGCCGGCCAGCGTTTGTTCGTCGCGAAGGGCCTGATCGCGCGCCGGCGCCTCGCTGAACACGACATCAAGCGGCGGGTCGAACTGAGGATAGGGCCAGGTATGGGCGCGGCCGATCTCGTGCCAGCCCGCATTCTTCCCGTACTGAGCCCGCCCGTCGTGGCGGAGCGCGCCTATATCGATCAGATGCTGCAAGTCCTCCGACTCCAGCGCGGCTTCGTTGACGCGGGTCGAGGACCACATGCTGCCGCCGCGTGCGTAGATCGCGTGCTGCGCCTCGGCCAGCGCCAGGCGGACGGTCGGGCTCAGGGCGATCGCGGACGGCGTCTCTGACTTCTTCGCCAGCTTCTGGCGGGCGTCGCGCACCGTCAGGCGGCGGGGATCGTCCCTGGGCAGAGTCATGCGCTGCTGGTCGGCTTCGTCCAGCTGGAGGAAGCGGAGGTGCTGCTGGACGTGTTCAGGCGTGGAGGAGACGCGATCGGCGATCTCCTTGTTGGACAGGCCCGCCTCAACGAGGCCTTCGAACGCCTTGGCCTTTTCGATGGGGTTCAGGTTGCGGCGCTGGAGGTTCTCGGCCAGGGCCGCGAGGCGGTGGCCAAGGTCGTCGGTTTCCAACAACCGGCAGGGGATCGGGGTGTCAGGCCGCCAATCGCCGTCGCTGATGGCTTCCCCGATGGCGCGCCAGCGGCGCTCTCCGCCGACCAGGGTGTAGAGCGGGACGGATTCGCCCGCGGCGTTCACGACCCTGATGACGCCGCCCATGTCATCCGGGCCGCGCACGACCAGATTTTGCAGGAGGCCGTTCTGCAGGATGTCCTGTCGCAGGGCGTCCAGTTCGTCCTTGGCCTCATCGCTGTCCCAGTCGCGGCGGGCGTTCTGGTGGTCAGGAAAGATCTGGGCGTGGGTCAGGAAGAGAAGGTCGCCGATCCGGTCGGCAGACGAACCCGGTTCGCCGCCCTCCCCGCCTTCGGCGCGTTCGATCATGGCCAGTTGCTCAAGGCCCTGGGCGGTCAGCCCGTGCGTCGTCGGGTTGAAAGCGGCCAGTCCCTCCGACTGCAGCTTGTCGAGCGTCTTGCCGAGGTTGGAGCGGTCGCGGCCCAGGTGATTGGCGAGGTCCTGGATGGATTCCCATCCGCCTTCGGGGCGGTCGCGCAGGGCGCGCAGCACGGCCGCGTTCTGGACGGCCAGAAGGTTGAGAGCGTTGCTCATGATCAGCGTTTCCGGGTGGGGATGGACAGGACGGCGAGCGCCCCGGCGACGAGGAAGAAGAGGTGGACGCCGTTCACGACGGGAGCCCGGCCAGCAGGACCCACGGCCCGAGGCCCAGAAGCAGGGCGGCGGCGATGGCGGGACCGTTGATGCGGAGACGGCGGCGGGCGGCCTGGGCGCGGCGAACCTGGTTCGCGGCCGCCTCGAGCCCCGCCAGGGCGTCGGCCAGGGCGGCGTCAGCGCGACGCGCGTCTTTCGTCTCGAAGGCGTCAGCGATCGAGAGGCAGTCGATGACGCCGCCGGCATAGCTGCGGGCCGCGACGATCGGGAACTCTTGGGGGTTGGGCATGGGACACGCTCCGCGAAAGAGGGCGTCCGCACCGGCGTCGGGAGAGGGGGCCGACGGCGTCTCTGATGGTCGGGTTCAGACGCTCGACCGATGCGGACGAGCGAGAAGTTGCATTAATGCGATTTGTCGGTCAAGCGCATTAATGCAATTTTGCCGAGCAGCGATACGCGCATCGCCCATAAATGAGCGCGGCGCTTAAACTTTCTGACTTCAGATTTTAACGGCGGCGGGGCCGGTAGCTGCCGATCACAAGCGCGGCCACCTCGACTTCGACGGTTTCGTCTCCCGCCAGTCCGTGATGGAGAATGATCGGTTGACGCCAACGGGCATTTGTCGAGCGCGGCCAAAATTCCAGCCGGCCATCGGGTGTCCGCACGACCTCTTTGATGGTTCTTTCCATCTCAGCGCCGTCGTTTCGGCGGCGAACCAAGATGACATGATCCCCGTGCTGGGGGGAGTATCCCAGGGCAATGGCATCGACCACATGCACCATCTCGCCTTGCCGATATTCCTCATCCATGGAGTCGCCCTGAACTCTTTCCAGCCATTGCGGAAAGCCTGCATACGCAGGGTCGGGCGCGACCGTGCCAACGCCGAGAAAAATCTGAGCGTCAGCAACCTCCTGCCAAAGACCGGCCCCCACGTCATAACGGATCGGCAAAAACTCAGCCCCCACGATTTGTGCTGCTGAGCCTTGATCGGGCGCTGATACGCCAGCTGCGGACGCCAGCTTGGATAGCGTCCGGTTGGACGTCACGAACTGGTAGTCTTCCTTTAGGGCGCGATGGATCGTCGACGGCGCTACGCCTGAATCGGCGGCCCACTTCTTCACGGTAAGGCCGGTCGCCTCAAGCGTATCCAGCATCCACTTACGTATGGCGGCGGGCGTGTTCATGCGCTCGCATTCTCGCAATTCTGGATGCGCATTGGCGAGTTGCATTGATGCGCTTGACGTCGGTTGCATTAATGCGTCAGTTTGCGCGTCATCATGACCGAACTGGACCGTTTCGAATCCGATTGCCTCAAGGCCGGAGTGACGCCCACCGAAGCCGTTAAGGCCGGCGGGCTTGCGCCCAGCACATGGTTTCGTTGGCGCAATCTCAGCACCTCGCCCACGCTCCGCAGCCTGGCCGCAGCTCGTCGCGGTCTCGAGTGTTTGGTTGATCAGCATCATCGCGCGCCGCCTTCTCTTGAGAAGGTGAAGCTGCCGGAATCCGATCTGGTTGGCGCCGAGAATCTCGAGCGGAACGTCTCGCGAACGGGCGAACCCGGTTCGTCAGCGACCGCGGCCGCCCTCGCTCACACCACGGCGGCGCATCAGGTCGCCAAGGCTGGCGCCGTTGAGGGTGCAGCGGGCGACGACGCGGTCATAGGATCGGCGACCCGCCACGCAGGACACGCGCCGTCGCATGGCGATGTCGACGAGCGCCTGCCGAGCGGCGCGGCCGCTGGGGGCGTTAAGTTCGGGCGCGTAGAAGTCGGCCAGGCGTACCTCGACCCAACCCGCCCCGCCCTGTCCGCGCAGAGTCTCGACGCAGAGGCTGTCGCCGTCGCCGACGTAGACGACCGGGCCGGAGAAGGCGCGGCCGACGCGCAACTCAGGCGGCATGGGGCCGCGATCAGGGATTCGCGTGCAGGGATCGGCGGCGGCCGTTCCGGCGAGCGCGAGGAAGAAGGCGGTCAGGGCGGCAAGGCGAAGCATGGCGCGATCCTAGAGGGCGAAGGTTATCGCCGGGTGTCGGCATGAGCCGTCACTACGACGACAGCCGTTGGTCGCCCCAACACGCGACCCGCGCCGAGGAGCGACTGCACCGACGCCTGGGCCTGGGGACCCCCGGCGAAGTCGCGGCGAGCGCGCGGCCCTATGCGGCCTGGCGGTCAGCGCTGCGGCGTATGGCGTATCAGCGCTTGTTCGAGAATCTGTCGCTGGGCTCTAAGCGCGGGCTCGGCCAGGGCGCGCTCGTCTGGCGTCGCCTCACGATCGGGGAACGCCGCTTCCTCCTCGCGGGCGTCGTCCAGCATCTTCTCGATCTGATCCTTCGGAAGCCGGCGCAGCAGTTCCCGCAGCAAGGCGCGGTGAGCGATGGCTTCGGCCATCTGGAAGGGCATGACGTCGCGTCGGTCGATCATGGGCTTTGCTCCTGTGGGTGGAACCGTGGAGCTAAGGCCGAGTCGGGGGCGGGCGTCATTCCGCCCCCGGCGAAGGGCGGTGACGCATGAGCGCGCTGCATAACGCTAAGGCGCCGCCCGGCGGCCGTCTCTATCCCGTCGCGCCGGCTGACGACCTGGCCGCCTATGACCAACTGCCGCCCGCGGTGCGCGCCAGGGTGGCGTCGGCGCCCGTCAATGTCGCCGCCGGTCCGCTGTTGCGTTTCTGGCGCTCGGATCTCGGCGACTGCGTGGCGCGACACGCGGCGCTGATCGGCGCCCTTGACCACGCCTTTCCGGAGATCCGCGCATGAGCGCCCCTTCCTTCAGCGCGCGGGTGCGCAAGAACTGGCTGAAACTGCAGACGCGGCTGCTGATCGAGGCGTGCGGCGGTCTGGACGCGTCGGCCGAGGCCTGCGCGGCGGAGTGTCGCCCGTACTCGGTCAAGCAGCTGTCGCGATGCCAGAACCCCAACGCGCCGGACCTGCTCCCGATCGACATCGTCGACTGCCTGGAGAACTTCTGCGGCCAGCACGTGGTCACGCAGGCCATCATCAACTCGCGCCCGTCGACGGGCACGCCGGGCGAACTGCGCGACGAGGCGAGCGAGGTCACGGAGACGGCGGCGAAGCTGCAAGGCCATATCCGGGAAGCGCTGGCGGACGACAATGAGATCGATCCCGCCGAAGCGGCCGGGCTGATGGCGATCGTCCAGGAGGGAAGGCGTCATCTGGACGACGTCGAGCTGTGCCTGACGCCGCTGATGAAGCGGGGCGTGCAATGACGCGGGCGGAGGATGTGAGCGCGGCCTTTGTCGCAGAAAAGCGCGGCATGGGCGCCGGTTGGGGCGCGATCGCCAGAATGACCGGCGCGCCTGAACGTGACCTGCGCCGTCTGCACGACAGCGCCTGGGTCGATCCCAGCCTGAGGCGTGAGGCGGACCTGACGCCCCGAGATCAGGTTCGGGCCGGTTTGGTTAGGGCCGGGTTCGCCCGGCAGGACGCCGAGATTCTGGCTCGGCTGTGGCATGCGAATGGGTCGAGGCTGCCCAGCAAGGTGCTGGCGGCAGGCATCGCCGGCGGTGGAGCCACCTATGACGTGGTGAAGGCGGCGAAGATCGTCGCGGAAGCGCGCGGCGTCAGATTCGCGAACACGGTGCAGGGCTTCGCCCTGGCCCCGGAAGGCGTCGCCGCCATCGCGGCGCTGGCCGGCGTGACGTTCAAGGGCGGAAAGCCATGACGGGCGGGTGGAACGGCCGGAGGGCGACGGTTCGCGCGGCCGGCGTCAGCACACGGGCGCAATGGCGGGACCTGTTGAGGCTGGCCGGCCAGTGCGCCGCCGATGCGGATCGCGGCGATGACGGCGATGACGCCCAGCTGAGGCGCGCCAGCCTGGCGAACCGGATCAACGCCGCCACGGCCGCCCTGTTCGAACGCGAGGCGGGAGCCGCCACGGCGGACGCCGCCAAGGCCTTCATTCGGGTGACGCGGGCCTTTGCGCGGCGCGAGACCGCCCAGGCCCTGCGGCACGACATGGCGAACATGGTCAGCGACGGGGCGGCCTTCCTGGACCTGCGCCTGACGCAGTTGGCGACCGAGGATTTCAATCGCGCCCATGCCGGGCGCCCGGAGGTGTGGGGATGAGTGCAGAGGCGTCAATGGTTTCAACGGAACGTCTTGCGCAGGCGCTGGTGCGGTCCAGTCGCGGCGCCGGGATCGACCCCCTGCGGGTCTTCGAACCCCAGAACGAGTTCGTTCGGGCGGAGGCGGCGACCTATTTCGGGCGAGGCGCGCCGGGGCGGATTTCGTTTCTGACGCGCGTGCTGAGGCTTCGCCATCCGGATTGCGCCTGCCGTCGATCGGGTGCGGCATGAGCGCCGAGGTCATCCGCCTCCCAATCAAGGCGAGCGAACCGCCGAAGCGGTTGCAGGCCGGGGACCTGCTGGTCACCTGTTTCAACGCGACGGTCGGCCTGTGGTGCGCCTGGCCGGTGGCGGCCGTCGACGACGACGGCGTGCCGATGGGCGTGCGCCTGAGGAACGGCAAGGTGCTGGCGGCGGACCGGGTCAGCTGTCGCGCGGAGGCGTACGGCTTCCGCCGCGCGGAGCATGCGGAAGGCTGCTTTGAGCGGCTGGCGTGGCGGACATGGCCGAGCGCAGACGATGCGCTCGCGGCATTTGGCGGGCCGTGCTGATGGCGGCGCAGATCATCTGCGGAGATAGTCGACACATCCTGAGGGGCGTGCCTGACTGCTCATTGGACGGCTGCGTCACCGATCCGCCCTACGCCCTAACCGCCATCGTTCAGCGGTTCGGATCGCCCAACGCCGCCCCGGCTCGGGTCAACGGATCGGGCGCCTATGCTCGCGCGTCCGCCGGGTTCATGGGGCAGGCGTGGGATACAGGCGAGACCGCGTTCGACCCGGAGTTCTGGCGAGAGGTCTGGCGGGTACTGAAGCCCGGCGCGCACCTGGCCGCTTTTGGCGGGACGCGGACCTATCACCGACTTGCCTGCGCGGTCGAAGATGCCGGGTTCGAAATCCGAGATCAGTTGGCATGGGTCTATGGGTCCGGCTTTCCCAAGTCCCATCGGCAGCACGGCGCCTTCGACGGCTGGGGCACCGCCCTGAAGCCCGCCCATGAACCCATCGTGCTGGCGCGAAAGCCGCTTGATGGTTCGGTTGCGGAAAACCTCTCGCGCTGGGGCGTCGGCGCCCTAAACATCGACGGCTGCCGGGTTGATGGCGGTGCGACGGGTCGATGGCCGGCCAACTTCATCCACGACGGTTCAGGGGAAGTCGCAGAGGCGTTTCCAGTCGCGCCAGGTCAGAGGGGCCGGATACGCGGGGATGAGCCAGCCCGGCTGACCAAGAACGTCTATGGCGCCTTCACTGGATCTCGTCGCCGCCCTACGGCGCCACGTAGCGATTCTGAGTCAGCCATTCGGTTCTTTTATGCCGCGAAGGCTTCCAGCGCTGAGCGGGCAGGTTCGAAGCATCCGACCGTAAAGCCGATCGCGCTCATGCGGTGGCTGTGCCGGCTTATCGCGCCGCCGGGCGCTGTGATCCTCGACCCCTTCGCAGGCAGCGGAACGACCGGCGAGGCCGCCATGCTCGAGGGCCAGCGGTCAATCCTGATCGAGCGCGAGCCCCGCTATTGCAGCGATATCGGCCGGAGAATGGCGAGGGCCGCAGCATGACGGGCGACCTGTTCGGGCACGACCCGCCGCCGCGTCAGGCGGATGGCGAGGTGCAGCTGGCGATGGTCCTGCACGGCGAGACCGCCGCCGCGTGGCTGCTGGCCGAGACCATGGACCGACGCGAGGCGCGTTGGGTTCCGAAAAGCGAATGCCGTCGCGGCGAAGGCCGGGACGAGAACATCTGGACGCTGCCCACGTGGATGGCGCGCGACCGGGGATGGGTGTGATTCAAGCGTTGGGGGTGCGGCCATGCAGGCGGCGCTGAATATCCTGAGAGAGCAGAGGCGGGCCGTCCTGGACGTGCACCGGCAGCTGCTGAATGACCGGGCGCTGGAGGTCGAAGACCCGGCGCATCGGCGTCAGCTGCTGGCCCAGTCGATGGCCGAGCACCGTGAGTTGTCCGAGGCGATCAGTCTGATCGAGCGGGTGACGGACGGACGGCTGGTCGAGGTTGCGGGCAAGGAGCAGCCGACGCCGATCGGCGCGTGGGCCGAGATCGGACCCGGACGCCTGATCCCCGGCGAGGGCCGGGTATGAGCGACGTGGCCGTGACCTGGGCCAAGGCGCAGGAATGCCGGGACGCCAAGGGCAACCGCGACCGGAACGCCAAGGACGTGCTGAAGACCATCGCCGCCTGGGCCGACGCCCAGGGCGAGGTATGGGCCGCCGTGCCGGTGCTGGCGCTGGAATGCGAGGTTTCGGAGCGGACGGTCCAGCGGGGCCTGCGCGCCCTCAAGGGCATGGGTCTGCTGATCGAGACGGGCGAGAAGAAGGTCTATCTCGGCCGGGTTTATCCCATCTATCGGATGCCGCTGGAGACGGGCCATGCGAGCACGATTCGACGGTTGAAGGCCGAGCGTGAAGCGGCCCCTTGGGGTGACACCGGCGTCACCCCAAGGGAGGGCGATGGGGTGACACGAGCGTCACCCCATGACGACACGGGTGTCACCCCGCGGGGTGACACGGGCGTCACCCAAATAGGGAAGGAAATTACTCAAGGGTTGAAACCCTCATCGCAGGCGCGCGCGTGCGCTGGCGCATGCGAAGCCTGGGCGACCAAGGCCCCGGAACGAGTCGCCCCCCGGCCGGTGGAGCGCGCCTGGCTGACGGCGCGGGAGCGATCCGGTCTGACCGACGAGCAACTGCTTTCGGCCGTGCTGGCCGCCGTGGCTCGCGATCCCGACTTCGGGCGGGGCAAGGCGATGAACCTGGACCGCTGGCTGGACGAAGGGCGCTATGAGCCGTGGCTGTCGGTCGAGCCGGTAGCCGCCCCGGCGACCGGAGGCGCGATCTGGGCCGGACCGGCGGAGGTGGCCGTGGTCGTGGCGACCTCGATGGGGACTGCGGCCGTCGCGAGCTACCTGAACCGAGCGGGCTGGGACGACGAACGGCGCGTGGTGCTGGCTTCCACATCGGTCGCGGCCGAGCGGCTGAGGGAGGGCGCGGGTCGTGCGCTGCGGGCTCTGCGGGCGACGGTCGAGGTCGGCGGTCAGGGAGGCGTGCGTCATGGCTAAGGCAGTGAGCGCGGCAGCGAAGATGTTGGCCCATGCGGCGACCGTGCTGGACGCTGATCGGATCATCGTGAACGGGCAGGCCCTGAACCGGGCTCAGGCCGTAGCGCTCGAACGGGCGGCCGTGCTGGCGCAGGGCTCGATCGAGGAGCGGCGTCAGGCGGCGGCGATCGTTCGCCGCGTCGAGCGTCAGTTGGCCGCGGCGCGTGAGGCCGAGGCGGTGGCGAACGGGATCGTCGAAACGGTCGAGGTTCTCGGCGGGGCCGATGCCGGCGTGACGCTAGAGGTTGTTGAGACGGCCAGCTTCGTGCGCGACACGCATGGGGCGGTGCTGCGCCACCAGGGCGAACCCGTTCTGAAGGTCGAGACGGCGACGCGGGCGAAGCGGATCGACGGGCTGGAAAGCCTTCTGAAGTCAGGGGCGCTTGATGCTCGAGATCATGAGGACGGGCTGCTGTACCGGCGGATGGTGGCGAAGGCGCAGGCCTCGGTCGGCTCCAGCCTGACCGAGCGGTCGGCTGCCCCCCGGATGAGCAGCGACGGCGCGGTGTGGTCGGCCCTGGAGCGTGGCTATGCGGCGCTGCGGCTGCGGTTGGTCGGGGCGGCTATCGCGGATGAGCGGGCTATGGCGGTGCTGGACGCCGTGGCAGGGCGCGGGGTGACGATCTGGTCGCTGGGCGGTGGCGGCGACGTGCGGGCCGCGAACGTGCGTCGGCTGGTCCTGGCTCTACGCGCGGCTGGGCCGTTGCTGCGAACGACCGATGCGCAGTTGAAGAAGGCTCTTGCGAATCAGGGCGGCTAAGGGCATCTGATTCAGCACATTCAGAAATGCGCCTTGAGCCCGCCAGACGTTTGTCTCGGCGGGCTTGGCGTATCTGGACCTCTTCCCGCATCTGATCACCCTGGACCGGCTCCGAGCGCGGCAGGGACACCACGGCGGGCCTTAGGCTGAGAAAGCAACGGCGATGCGGGCGGCTCGCGTAACGGTCGGCGGCAACCGACTGAGCCGGTCTTCACCGGAAGGCCTGTCACACTCGGGCGAGTTCACATGGCTAGATTGAAGGGGCTGCCGCCGCTGATCGGCGCGCCGCGCTCCCAGGTCGGCTGGGCGGCGGACGATCCGGTGCGCAGTGATGCGCGATCCAGCGGCGCTGCATGGCGCGCCTGGTACAAGACGGCTCGGTGGCGCGCGCTGCGCCTGCAGGTGCTGATCCGCGACGCCTATACGTGTCAGCGCACCGGGCAGGTGCTGGGCGGGCGATACCCTGCCCCAGACAGTCCGACCGTCAACCACAAGCGACCGCATCGCGGGAGCGCAGAGCTGTTCTGGGACATCAACAACCTGGAGACGGTCAGCAAGGCTGTCCACGACAGCGAGATCCAGCGCGAGGAGCAGGCCAGCCTGCACCATCGCGGCGTCTGGGACTGACCGGGGCGCGCGCCCTCCCCTGCCGTGCGGGAGGGGGGTGTCGAAAGTTCGGAGCCCTTTCGCTCAGAGACCGGCGCCCCCCTCACTCAGGGATTTTTTTCTGATGAGCGATGAAAACGAGGGCGATGTCGATCTGTGGGGCGACCCGTGGACGCCGCCGAAGGACCGGCGAGGGCGGAAGCGTCATCGCTGGATGAAGCAAATAGCTGAAAACATTGCGGTTTTGAAAGCGTCCGGCCTGACGGTCGAGGTGATTGCGAGCCGTATTGGCCTGAGCGAGCCGACCCTGAGGAAGTATTATTTTCGGGAGCTTGCGGAGGGCGCTGACCTCGCCCAGGCGGTGTTGAACGAGGCGATGTGGCGCAAGGCGATCGCCGGAAACGTCAGCGCTGCGCGCTACATCCGCGAGGAGTTCGGCAAGGGCCCTGCCAAGGCCGCCGCGAACCGGGTTCGTCAGCGCGAGGAGAAGGCGCCCGCCTTGGGCATCAAGGCAGAGCGTCAGGCGGCCGCTGAGCGTGTCGGCGGCATCTTCGCGACCCCGGCGCCGCCGAAGCTGCAGTAAGTCATGGAGTGGTCGACGGCCTGCCTGGACTGGCGCGAAAGGATCGTGTCCAGGCGCTCTCTGCTGCCCGCACCGCTCTTCGTTGACGAGGGCGAGGAGGCGCTTCGCGTCTTCAAGTCGCTGCGCATCGTGGATGCGCCGGGCAAGCCGACCTTTGGCGAGGCCTGCGAAGAGTGGGTCTTTGATTTCGTCCGCGCGATCTTCGGCGCTTATGACGCCGCCAGCGGCCGGCGCCTGATCCGCGAGTTCTTCCTGCTCATCAGCAAGAAGAACTCAAAGTCGACCATTGCGGCCGGGATCATGGTGACCGCCCTGGTTCGTAACTGGCGTCATTCGGCCCAGCTGCTGATCCTGGCGCCGACTCTGGAGATCGCGAACAACGCCTTCGAGCCTGCTCGGGACATGATCCTGGAGGACGAAGACCTGGTCGTGCTGATGCACATCCAGGAGCACACACGGACTATTACGCACCGAACGACGAAGGCGGTGCTGAAGGTCGTCGCGGCGGACACGGACACGGTCGGAGGCAAGAAGGCCGGGTTCATTTTCGTTGATGAGCTTTGGATTTTCGGCAAGCGCCCCAAGGCCGACGCCATGCTGAGGGAGGCGACCGGGGGGCTTGTTTCGAGGCCGGAAGGGTTCGTGATCTGGGCGAGCACCCAGTCGGATGAGGCGCCTGCCGGCGTCTTCAAGACGAAGCTGGATTACTTCCGGGGCGTGCGCGACGGTCGCATCCATGATCCGGCCAGCCTGCCGCTGATCTATGAATATCCCGAGGCGCTGATTGAGGCTCAGGCCTATCTCGATCCCGCCAACTTCTACATCACCAACCCGAACATGGGGCGGTCTGTCTTCCTGAACTGGCTGGTCGATGAACTGCAAAAGGTCATCAACGCCACCGGCGGCGAGCTTCAGGTCTTTCTCTCGAAGCACCTCAATGTCGAGATCGGTCTCCGCTTGGCGCAGGATCGCTGGGCCGGGGCGGACCACTGGCCAGGCGCGGCCGACGAAACGCTGACGCTGAATGAGCTGCTGGCCCGGTCAGAGGTGGTGGTCGGCGGCGTTGACGGCGGCGGACTGGACGACCTGATGGGGCTGGGCCTCATCGGCCGGTGCCGGGAAACGCGCGATTGGCTGTCGTGGTCGCGGGCCTGGGCCCACGACGACGTGCTGCAACGGCGGCAGGACATCGCGACCCAGTTGCGGGAGTTCGAGGCAGACGGAGATCTGATCATCTGTGATGATCCGCTTCAGCCCATCCGGGAGACCGCGGACATTCTGGAGCAGGTCTTCGCAGCCGGCCTGTTCCCGGAGAAGTACGGCATCGGCCTCGACCCGTTCGGGATCGCCGCCCTGATTGACGAGCTGGCGGTTCGGAAGATCGAGGGCGACCTGCTCTCGTCCATTCGTCAGGGATCGGCGTTGTCGCCGGCCTCCTGGGGGCTGGAGATCAAGCTGAAGAACCGAACGTTTCGCCACGGCGGGCGGCGGATGATGACCTGGTGTGTCGGGAACGCGAAGGCGCAGGTCCGCGGCGGCGCCGTGCTGATCACGAAGGAAAGCGCCGGGCGGGCCAAGATCGATCCCCTGGTCGCCCTGTTCAATGCGGCCATGCTGATGAGCCGCAATCCGGAAGCGCGAGGTGACGGATGGAACGACTACCTCGCCAGCCTGGGCGTGACGGCATGATCGGTAAGGCCGTCACGGCGTTCAGGATCAAGGCAGCGAACTTCCTGCGGCCGTTGTCGATCGACGATGCGCGGGGCTGGAGCGAAACGAGCAACGCAGGCGTGCCGGTCAACGAGCGCGGCATCCTGAGCCTGTCGGCGGCATGGGCCTGCGTGAACCTGCTGGCGGGAACGATCGCGAGCCTGCCGATCGTGGTCTACCGTACCGACGGCAATGGCGATCGGGCGGTCGCGAAGGATCATCCGCTCTATCGGGTGCTGCACGACAGCCCGAACTACGATCAGACGGCCCTGGACTTTTGGGAGGGCGGTCAGGCGGCCCTGGAACTGCGCGGAAACATGCACGCGCGGATCGAGCGAAGCGGCGGCCGGATTGTGGCCCTGCACCCGATTGTCGATCCGAGTGTTCGCCGCATGGCAGACGGGTCGCTGCGCTATCGCTGGACAGAAAACGGCAAGTCCTATGACGAGCCGCAGGAGAACGTCTTCCACGTCCGTGGTTTCGGCGGCTCGCCGCTCGGAGGCATGTCGACGCTGAGCTATGGCCGCCAGGTCTTCGGCTTGTCGCTGGCCATCAACGGCGCCGCGCAGACCACCTTCGCAAATGGCGTTCGACCGTCGCTGATTCTTACGCCGCCTGCCGACCGCACGCTCGGCGATCGCCGGGATGTCATTGAGAAGGCGCTGCAGCAGAAGCACGCGGGCGCCATGAACGCCGGACGGCCGCTGCTGCTGGAAGGCGGACTGACGCCGCATCAGGTTTCGTTCTCTCCCGAGGACGCCCAGATGCTGGAGAGCCGGTCGTTCAGCGTCGAGGAAATCTGCCGTTTCTTCGAAACGCCGCCGCACATGATCGGCCACACCGAGAAGTCGACGTCCTGGGGCACCGGGCTGGAGGAGCAGACGCTGCGGTTCCAGAAGTTCACCCTTCGCCGCCGTCTGAAGCGGATCGAGCAGGCGATCATGAAGCAGTTGCTGACCCCGGCGGATCGAGCGGCGGGCATCGTGGTCGAGTTCAATCTCGAAGGCCTGCTGAGGGCCGATAGCAAGGGGCGGTCAGAGTTCTATCGGACCATGACCCAGATCGGGGCCATGACCATCAATGAGGTGCGTGGGCTGGAAAACCTGCCGCCCGTCGCTGGTGGCGAAGTGCCCCGGATGCAGTCGCAGAACATCCCCATCAACATGGCGAACCCGCCAGCGCTAGTCGCCGGAGGCGAATGATGAAGACGAAGAATGCGGGCATCGCCCTGGACGTCAAAGCCATTGGCGACGATGGCGTGATTGAGGGTTACGCCTCGGTCTGGGACGTTGTGGACAGCTATAACGAGGCCGTGGTCAAGGGCGCCTTCAAGGCCTCGATCGCGGCGGCGCGGCGCGACAAGCGCTCCATCAAGATGATGCGCGAGCATGAGCGCGCCAAGTTGATCGGCGTCTGGGACGAACTGGACGAGGACGACACGGGACTGCGAGTGAAGGGCCGCATCCTAAAGGATGTTTCCGTCGAGGCCGCCGAAACTTACGGGCTGATCCGCGCCGGGGCGCTGGACGAACTATCCATCGGCTACCGCGAGGTCGAGACCAAGAAGGATCCGGCGCGCCCCGGCGTCCTGCTTCTCAAGCAACTGAATCTGCGCGAAGTCAGCGTGGTGACGTTCGGCGCCTTGAGCGTCGCCGCCCGCATCGACAGCGTGAAATCCATTCTGAACGGCGGCGATCTGCCGACAGTCCGACAGTTCGAAGAGCACCTGCGGGATGCAGGTTTTTCGAAGAGCCTGGCCGCAGCCATTGCGGCCAAGGCGACGCCGCACCTTCGGGGGGAGCCCGAGGCGAAGGCGGATGACGCGCTGGACTTCCTAAAGGCCCTGCGCGGCTGACCACCCTCGCCTGACCGTCAGGAGCGGCAGGCTCAACGACCCAACAGGAGACACCTTATGACGAACCGTCATTCCATGGCGGTGAGCGCGCTAGCGCTTGCTGCAACCCGTGCCATGGCTTTCCAAGCCGCTGGCGTTCCGCTGATCCTGCGAGGCATGCAGATCGCTTACGGCCCGGAAGACGACCGTGGCCAGAAGTCCGCCTCCGAGCTGGCAGCGGAAATCAAGGGCGACTTCGAGAAGAAGTTCGACGAGGTCAAAGGCATGGCCGAGAAGGCCATTGCTGAAGCCAAGAACGGCGTTGACCAGACTGCGGCCCAGAAGGAAGTCATCGACAATGCCCTGACGGGCATGAACGAAGCGAAGGCTCGTCTGGACGAGCTGGAGCAGAAGATGGCCCGTTCGGGCGGCGATCCTGCCGATGCCGAGAAGTCCTACGGTCAGCAGTTTGTCGAGACGGAGCAGTTCAAGGCCCTGTCCGAGGCGCCCCGAGCGGGCGCCGCCGCCAATCTTCACGTCAAGGCTGACATCACCACGGCCACGACCGACGCTGCCGGTTCGGTCGGCGCCGGCATCGTGCCCAACCGCATCCCGGGCGTGCAGGGCCTGCCCCGGATGCGCCTGACGATTCGAGCGCTGCTGTCGCCCGGCCGTACGGACGGGCCGTTGATCCAGTACCTGCAGGAGACGGGCTTCAACAACAACGCTGACGTCGTGGCTGAAGGCGGTCTCAAGCCTCAGTCCGACATCAAGCTGACCGACAAGGACGTTTCGACCAAGGTCATCGCGCACTGGTTCCGTGCTTCGAAGCAGATCCTGTCCGACTTCTCGCAGGTTCGTTCGATGATCGATGAGCGCCTTCTGTACGGCCTGGCGCTGAAGGAAGAGGCGCAGCTGCTGAACGGCGACGGCACCGGCGAGAACCTGCACGGCATCATGCCGCAAGCCTCGGCGTTTGCTGTACCTGCAGGTTTCGTCAGCCCGACCCCGACCACGGCGATCGACATCCTGCGTATCGCCATGCTGCAGGCTGCGCTGGCCGAGTTCCCGGCAACCGGCCACGTCCTGAACCCCATCGACTGGGCAGGGATCGAGACGCTGAAGGACGGCCAAGGGCGTTACATCATCGGCAACCCGCAGGGCACGGCCCAGCCGACGCTGTGGGGACTGCCGGTCGTCGACACCCAGGCCATGGCCGTCGGCAAGTTCCTTACCGGCGCCTTCCGCCTTGGCGCTCAGATCTTCGATCAATGGGACAGCCGGATCGAGGTCGGATTCCAGAACGACGACTTCGTGCGGAACAAGGTGACGATCCTGGGCGAAGAGCGCCTGGCGCTCGCTGTCTATCGCCCGGAAGCCTTCGTCACCGGGGACATCAACCCCGCAGCTGGCGGCGGCGAGTAGTCCATTCCCCTAAACTGCGCCTGGCGGGCTTCGGCCCGCCGGGCCTTTCCTGTGGCGGCCGATCACAGGCGACCGCCTCGCAAGGAGGCCAACATGAGTGAAACATTCAAGGTCCAGCGCCAGCACCTCGGCGACAAGATGTACCTGCCCGGCGATGAGCGGACGGCTGACCGCGCAGAAGTTGCGCACCTGATTGATAAGGGCGTGCTGCTGAAGGCAGAGCCGCCCGCCAAGAACAAGGCGGCGCCGAAGGTGCAGAACAAGGATGGCTGACCTGCTGAAAGTTGTCGTCCTGACGACCGGCCCGCTCTTCGAACTGGCGGAGGCTAAGCAGCATCTGCGCGTCGACCACAATGACGACGACGCCCTTATCGAGGGCTATGCCAATGCGGCCGTGTTGTCCTGCCTGGACTTCTGTGACCGCAAGCTGGTTCCGCAGGGCGCGGAGCCAGTCTTCAGGGTCGCCGCGCTGCTGCAAATGGCAGGCCTCTACAACTCGCGGGAGTCGATCATTACCGGCACGATCGTGGCGCTGAACCCCGCGGTCGAGAACCTGCTGCGCCCATACCGCATCATCCGCGTCTGAGGAGACTCGCCATGCGCGTTCGCTTCACCGAGCCTTACGACTACACGCCGAGCGCAGAGGCACGTGTGCTGATTGCATTCTCTCCAACTGGGGGGGCGAACAAGGACGGCGTCTATACCGTCCGCCGAGAGTGCGGGGAGGCTGCTATCCTGGCGGGCAAGGCCGAGGGGGCGGCCAACATCGCTCCGTCAGACGAACCGGGTTCGCCTCAGCGTCGGGGCTTGTTCGGCCGCAGGATGAAGAAGACCGATGCCGAAGCCTAAGGGCGCAGGTGACCTGCGGCAGCGGGTGAAGTTTCAGCGCCGGCCGATCGCCGGCGACGACGGCTATGGCAATCCCGAGGGCGACTTTGTCGACCTGGGCATTGCGCGGGCGGCCAGCCTGGCCCCGACACGGGGCGGCGAAGACGTTCAGGCGGGCCGGGTCGCGGGCAAGGCGTCCTGGGACTGCTGGGTCCGGCAGGACAGCGGGACGCGTCAGATCATGACCAGCGACCGCGTGGTGGACGCCCGCGACGGGACCCGCGTCTTCAACATCCGCTTTATCGGCGACATGGACGGCGACGGCGTCTGGCTGCTGATGCAGCTGGAGAGCGGGGTGGCGACATGAGCGAGGACATCGAGGGCCTCAGCCGCTTGATGGCGCGTTTCGACGCCATGCCCGCGAACGTCCGGAAGCGGGCGGGACAGGCGGCATTCCTGGGGGCGGAGGAGATGGTCGGGGCCATGAAGGCCATCGCCCCGCGCGACGACGGCGAGGACGGCGACCAGAAGCTGGTGGATCACATCTACCATGAGGAAGGGCGGCTGGGGGACATCTCCTATGTCGTCATCAGCGACGCCAAGGACAGCAAGGGTCGCCCGAAGGCTCCGCGCGTCGAGCTGGGCCACGTCGCGGCGGACGGGACGCAGGTTCCGGCCGTGCCGCACTTCTATCCGGTCGTTCGGACGCTGGGCGCGAAGATCAAGCGCCGGATCGCCAGCGCCGTGACGCGGGAGCTACGCAAGAAATGATCGACGCGCAGCTTGAGCTTCAGGGCGCCATCAATGCAGCGGTGCGCGGGTCGGCCGTCATGGACGGGCTGATCGGCAAACGCATCTATGATCAGGTCCCCGCCGACGAGACCGGCCGGGTTCCGGACAGCCTCTTTCCCTATGTCTCGTTCGGGCCGATGACCTCCGGCGACGACAGCGACGGGTGCCATTCTCTGGTGGCGGTCTCCGTGCAGCTGGACTGCTGGTCGCGGGCCGTCGGCTGGCCGGAGGTCAAACGCATTGCGTCGGCGCTGGTGAAGCTCCTGGACGCCAAGATCGAGGTCCCCGGCTTCACCATCACCATTCACGAAGTGGAGCGGGTGCTTTCGACCCGTGAGGCGGACCGGCGGACCAGCCGCGTGGCCATCCACCTTCGCTACCGGCTGGCGCCCCGCGCCTGATCCCCGAGCGCACGCTCAACCCTTGAACCGCCCCACCGGGCGGCGCTTTCACATGGAGAACCGCTATGGCGGAACCTGAAGACTACGTTGAGGTTGTCGAGGGCGAGAAAATCCTCGTGCAGATCGGCAATGGCGCGGACCCGGAAGAGTTCGAGCATGATTGTCTGATCAACACCTCACGCTCGATCAACCTGTCGGCCAATGTGACCGAACAGACGATCCCGAACTGCAAGAACCCGTCGGAGCCCGACAAGGTCGTTCGCCGCGTGGACTCGACCGACAGCACGATCACCGGCGAGGGCAAGGTCCATCGTTCGTCGCAGCTGAAGTGGATGCAACTGGTCGGGAAGACGGTCAACGTCCGCGCCAGGCAGGCGGGCGTGTGGCGCATCGCCGGTCCCTACATCGTCCAGCAGTTCCAGGTGACCGGCCAGAACCGCCAGTATGCGACGGCGAACGTCAATCTGGTGCAGGCGGATGCGCCCGTGATCGGCGCAGACGTGCCTGAGGCGCCCTAATGAGCCGCTCCGGAAAGACGCGCGGCGCCTTCGGCGGCGGGCGTTATGACTTCCAGATCACCATTGGCGGGATGGAAGAGCTTCAGGAGCTTTGCGACGCTGGGCCGGAGGAAATCTTTGACCGGATTTCCTCCGGCCGGTGGCGGGTGAGCGACATTCGCGAGACGATCCGTCTGGGCCTGATCGGCGCGGGCGTCGACCAGTTCAAGGCCTTGGCCCTGATCGACCGATATGCCGTGCCGGGCGCCTTCTTTGGCCTGAAGCCGCTTTGCACTTCGATCCTGGGCGCATGGCTTGTCGGCGCGCCTGACGAGGACAAAGTCCCGTCGGGGGAGATGGAGGGGGAGACGAGCCGCTCCCCCGACGAAAGCTCCGGTTCGGAAACTTCTACGCCATCGGCGGCGCCATAGGCCTGTCTCCGGAGGAGGTTGCGACAACCTCTGTCTGGCGTCTGATGCGGGCCTATGACGGCTGGCTGAAGGCGCAAGGCGTTGAAGAGAAGGGCGGCGCGCCGTCGGACGCCGAGTTCGAGGCGGCGGTGAAGGAGGCGCGGTTATAGAAGCGAGGAGCGGCTTACCTTATCATCGATCTCCAATCAGGAGGGCGATTATGAAGTGGGCGGTTATCGGATTGGTGCTTCTCGGTCTTACGGCCTGCCAGTCGGCCGAGAAGCAGATGATTGAAGATGCGCAGGCCGCTGTTGCCGCAAAGTTGCGCGACCCGTCATCAGCTCAGTTCCGCAATGTCCGGCACCGCGTTGCCGAAACGGGTGCGGACATTGTGTGCGGCGAGGTCAACGGAAAGAACGGCTTCGGCGGCTACGCGGGCTTTCAGCGTTTCATCTATGACGCGGGCACCACAACGTTAGAGGACGGCGATGACCCTGGCTTCGGCCTCCGATGGGTCAACACCTGCTTCTAGATTTTCATGGGCGGTTCTTCGGAGCCGCCCTTTTTCATGGGCGGTGTGCATGGCCGAAGAGATTGATCGGCTGCTGGTTCGTATCGAGGCGAACGCGACGCAGTTCGAAGCGACCATCAAGAAGATGAACCGCTCGCTGCATGGCGCCCAGGCGGAGACCCGTCGGACGATGGCGGAAATACAAAAGAGCGTCGACGGCGCCGCCATGGGCGTTCGCCGCTCCGTGCTGATGGCGACCACGGCCTTGACCACGCTGGGGGTCAGTTTCGGCGCGGCGCAGCTGGTCAAAGACTTCCGTGAGGGAGAGGAGGCCGCGAAGCGCCTGGAGGCGGTGTTGATAGCGACCGGCCATGCTGCGGGCCTATCCTATGATCAGATCGCGTCATGGGCGCGAGGGTTGGAAGAGGACACGGGGCGCGGCGCCACCGAGATCCAGAACGCTGCGGCGCAGCTGGCGACCTTCACCTCTATCGGCCGGAGAGAGTTCACCGAGGCCATTGAGGTCGCCAATGACATGGCGGCCGTATTCGGCGGCGATCTGAAATCCAATCTGGACGCTGTGGCACGGGCGCTGGACGATCCCATCGAAGGGTTCGCCAATCTGCGGAAGCGCGGGTTCGCGCTGACTGAGGCGGAACTGAAGCGCGCCGAGGCCCACATGAAGGCGGGCCACTACGCTGAAGCGCAACAGGTCGTGCTCAAAAACCTGTCGTCTCAGGTCGAAGGCGCGGCCAAGGCCGTCAACACGGGTCTGACGAAGGCGCTGAATGATCTTCAGCGTCAGGCGGGCGACACGTTCAAGCAGATGGCTGATCAAGGCGGAACAGCGGCCGCCATTGCTGCGCTGGAACTGGCGACGAAGAGCGTCGCCTTCCTGGCGGAACACCACTCAGACCTGTTTGACGCGGCCAAGGTCCTCGCCGCCTTCCTGGGCGCCCGCTACGTTGTCAGCATGGGCTTGGCCTCTACAGCCACACTCACGACCGCCGCTGCGGCCGTGCAGGCCAAGGGGGCGGTCGAAGCCCTCAACGTCGCCATGGCAAAGAACCCGGCAGCCGTCGTCGCTCTTGGCGTGGCCGCGCTGTCCTATGGGATCATCGCCCTGGACAAGCACCTGAAAGCAGGGCGCGTCGCGAGCGACGACTTCGTGCGTTCTACGGATGCTTTGAAGAAGGCCACCGAGGCTTATGCGGAGGCTGCCTCACTCGCGGCGGGCGCAACCGGAAAAGAGGCCAAGGCGGCCAAGGAGGCCGCCGCAGAGAAGCGCCGTCAGGCCGAGGAAACGCTAAAGTCCGCGCGGGCGAAGCTGGTGGAGGCGCAGGCCACGATCACGCAGATCGAGGCGGAGGCGGCCCTCATGCTTCAGCTGGAGCAGCGGGCCACGCCGCGAGGGGATCGCCCCGGATCAGTCCAAACCATCGGGCGGGCGAAGCGGGACGAACTGGCTATCGCGAGAGAGAACGCCAAGCTGCTTCAGCAGCAGGTTGAGGAGACGACGCGCGCCATCGGCGAGGCCGACCGCATTCTCAAGTCTGGCGGCGCGACGGCGCTCGAATATACGGACAAGGATGCTGGCAAGAACGCCAAGGCGGCTGAGCAGCGGCGGCGCTTGCTGGAGGACCTGAAGGCCCAGACGGCGCTGGAGGTGGCGCAGCTGGGCGAACAGGTCGCGCAGGTCCGTGAACTGGAGCGTCAGGCCGAGATCACGGCCCGTATCCGTCAGCTGGAGGACGCCGGGTTCAGCAAGGCGCAGGCCCGCGCCGAGTCCGCCAAGGTTCAGACCCAGCTGGACCAGGCCCGCGAAGCGGCGATGGAACGCGAAGAGGGTCTGCTGAAGCGCAACTGGGATCTGGACATAGCGCGTCTGGACGAAAGCTGGGACACCGTTCGGGCGATTGAAGAAGAAGTCGAGAAGCGCGAACTGGTCGCTGCCCTGGCCAAGGTGACGGCCGACGAGACGAGCGCCATCGCCAAGGCTGAGAGCATGCTCGCCGCCATCCAGACTGCCCGTGTCGACGCCGCAAAGCGCGGTCTGGACCTCGCCCGCGAGGAGCACCGGTTGGCCGTCGCCCAGCTGAGCGGCAATCGCGCCCTGACCAAGGAACTTCAGGATCAGGCGGAGGTCCGCGAACGGGCGAGCCGGTATCAGCAGGAGTTCCGTCTAGACAAACCTGAAGCCGAACGCCGGGCGACAGAAGAGGTCGCCCGCGAGCGGAATGCGGCGACGTATGGCGAACACCGCGAGTTGTTCGCCTCGGCCTTCAGCGACGGCATTCGCGCCGCCATGGCGGGCGACCTTCAGGGCTTCCTGTCCAATCAGTTCGGCAACTTCGCCGACACGATGATGCAAAAGGCCGGGGAACAGCTTTTCGACAGCATCTTCGGCGGCGTCAGCGCCGTGACGGAAGGTGCGGCGCAGGGGGCTGCTATCGCGACGGCGGCGGCGCCCGGCCTCATCGCCTCGGGGGCGTCATCTGGCGCGGCTCTGGCCGCGTCGGCCGGACCCGCCCTGATCGCAGCGGGAGCGGCGGCGGGGCAGGCGTACGCGCTGGCGGCCAATGCGTCGAAGGCCTTGTCCTTCCTGCCGGGCTTCTCGAACGGCGGCTACACCGGGCCGGGCGGGGTGAACCAGCCGAAGGGCGTCGTCCACGCGGGCGAAGTCGTCTGGTCGCAACAGGACGTCGCGCGCGCCGGTGGGGTCGCCGCCGTCGAGGCCATGCGCAAGGGCCTGCCCGGTTACGCCAAGGGCGGGGCGGTCGCCTCCACGCTCTTGCCTCAGGTGGCCAGCGCCATGGCGCGCGGCGAGGGCGCGGGGCGCCAGCCCATCGTGGTCGAACAGAATCTGCACAACAACTTCGAGGGCGCCGTCATGACCGAAGACCTGTTGCGCGACATGGACCGAAAGGCGGCGATGGCGCAGGCCGGAGCGGTGGCGCAGGTCGCCAGCGCCTCGGCCGAACAGCAGCGCAAGTCCATGTATCGGACGCGGCGGTCGTAATGGCGCAGCTGACACTGCCGCCGCTGCCTCGGCAGACCGACTACCAGGAAGTCCAGATCGCCGCCGGAACGACGCAGCGCCCGGCTTGGGGCGGGCCGCTGCTGCCCTTGGCCCGGACCGGCGACCGCTGGGCCTTCGATGTCTCCATCCCCGCCATGGAGGCGGCGACCTGTGGGGCCAAGGTCAAGCTGATCCTCGCCAAGGGCAAGATCAACACGGTCATCATGGCCATTCGCGAACCGGGTTCGCCTGTTCGCGATTACGGATCGCCGCGCGTGGCGCTGGGCGGCCAGCAGGGCACGTCGTTGAACGTCGCGGGCCTGACGCCCGGCGTCGTCATTCCCGACGGCAAGTGGATGAACCTGGTCATCGGCGGTCAGCACTTCCTCTATCTGGTCGACGGCGAGGTCACGGCGGACGGGAACGGCGCCGCCATCCTGAAGCTGTGGCCGATGGTCCGGCGCAGCGCGCCGCTGAACGCGCCCGTCCGGCTGGCCGACCCGGTGATTGAGGGCTTCGTCACCATCGAGGGCGGGGTCTCCATCAAGGACTTCGCGCACGTCGGCTCGGCCGCCGTGAACTTCCGCATCGAAGAGCAAGAGTAGTTTCCCATGGACCCGATCCTGAAAGCCGCGCTGGGGCAACCGGCGCGGACCTTTACGGCTGTGCGCGGCGAACTGCCCGACGGGGCGGCGCCCCTGCGTCTGCTGAACGGCGGACAGGCCGTCATCGCGGGCGAGACTTATCTCGGCCGGGATGATCGCTTCGGCGCCATCGACAAGATCAGCCCCATCAGCGACGGCGTGAAGAGCGAGGCGACGACGGCGAGCCTCGTCCTGCGCACCGCGACGGCCGAAGCCATTGAGGTGCTGGCCAATCCGAAGACGCAGGGCGCGCCGATCACCATCACCCAAGGCGCCATCGACACGGACACCGGCGGGGTCTTCGGCGTCGAACTGCTGTTCCGGGGCGAGATCAACTATGCCGTCCTGGTCGCCGATGAAGAGATGCGGGCGGTTCGGGTCGAACTGATCACCGAAGAGGCGCGCGCGCTGGAGCCGAACGACGAGCGGCGGCTGAGCCATTCCTTCCATCAGTCCGTCTGGCCGGGCGAGCTTGGCCTCGTGCACGTCACCGGCGTGACGCAGAAGGATTTCTGGCGCATCCGCAAGCCGTCCGTGTCCTATGGCGGAGGCGGCGGCGGGGGCGGACGCCTCGGCGGCGGTGTGTCCGACGGCGGCATGGCGCATCTGTTCTGATGGCGCGCGAAACGATCCGCCGCGAGGCGGCGGTGCGGGCCTGCATGGCGCGCTTCAACGGCAAGGAACTGCGCTACGGCGTGGCGGACTGCGTTCGCCTGGTCGGCCATTCGATGCACAAGCTCGGCGTCGGCGCGCCTCTGTTGAAGGGGGTGCGCTATCGCTCGGAGCTGGGCGCGGCCAAGGCGCTGAAGGGGCTGGGTTTCGCCGATCTGGCCGAAGCGGTCGACGCGCTGGGCTTCGTGCGCATCGGCGCGGCCATGGCGTGGCCGGGCGACATCATCGCCGGACCCAGCCGCGAGGACGGGCCGTTCCGGCTCGCCCTGTCGGTCGCGCATGAATATGGAGCCGTGCGCACCCTGGCCTTCGGCCCCACGCCGGACGGCCGTGTCATCTGCGGCGTCGGCAAGCCCGACCTGTCGCACCCTGACGTGATCGCCTGGAGGGTCGCCCATGGCTGAGATGGCAGCGGCCGCATGGGCCTTCATCAAGGCGGCCTTCGTCGCCGTCGGGAGCGGAACAGCGACGGCCGGTCAGGTCGCGACCGTGGTCGCCGTCAACGTGGCCGGTTCGGTCGCCCTGTCGGCCGCGACCTCGGTGTTGATGAAGCCGGACGTCGGAGGTCGGGCGCCGGGCGAATGGCTGGCGGACCCTAACGCGGGCATTCCCTTCGCCATCGGCGACCGCATCGGGGTCGCCGGAAACATCGTCTACAAGAACACCTTCGGGAAGGATAACGAATACAAGGGGATCGTCACTGTCCTGTCGGGCGCTGGCCCGATCAGCGCCTATCTGGGTTTCACCGCTGACCGCGAACCCGTCGCGTTCGCCGGAGAGGCGGCGACGGGGCGCTATGGCGGCGAGATGTGGATGCAGCGGCGCCTGGGCGAACAGCCGGACACCGCCCTCACGTCCCCTGCGGCCATCACCTATCAGACGCTGCCCGACTGGGGGCCGAACCACAGGCTGTCCGGCAAGGCGGCGTTCATGTGGACGCTGCGCATGGACTCCAAGTTCAGCGTCTATCCGCAGGGCGAGCCCGCGCCGATCACCGTCCTGCGCGGGATCAAGGGCTATGATCATCGCTATGACAGCACCATGCCGGGCGGCTCCGGCCCGTGCCGTCTGAACGACCGGTCGACCTATCGGACCATCACGAACCCGGCCATCGCGGACCTGAACTGGTGCCTGGGCCTGCGCGAGAACGGCAAGGTGGTCGGCGGTCTGGGCGTGTCGCCCGCCGGGATCGACTGGAGCGCCTATACCCGCGCCGCCAATGTGGCCGACGCAAACGCCTGGACCCTTGCGGCCTATCCGCGCTCGGACGAAAGCAAGTCCGAGGTCCGCGCCGGGATGCTGCAAGCGGCCGGGGCGGTCATCAGCCGCCGCGCGGGTCTGGTCAGCTGCGTCACGCGCGGCGCGCCCAAGTCGCCGGTCATGACGATTTCGGCGGCGGACACCGCTGGCCCCATCGAACTGGACACGGCGGCCAACGTCCTGAACCGCTACAACACCATGACGCCGCGCTATCTGAGCGAGGCGCATGAGTGGATGCTGACGCCCGCCGCGCCGGTAAGCTCGAGCGTCTATGTCGAAGAGGATCGGGGGCGCGTCCGGTCCGACCAGCGCGACTATCCCTATGTGTCGTTCGCCAAGCAGGCGGCGGAACTGTGCGCTCTGGACATCGCCCATAGCCGCGAGGGTATCGCCGGGCGCTGGCCGCTGAAGGCCTATTGCCGCGAGCTTGAGCCGGGCGACGTGTTCACCGTGGATGAACCGGGCCTGCTGCTGGACGGCATGGACATGCTGGCGCTGGATCGGGATTACGACCCGGAGACGGACACCGTCTATGTGGTGTTCGTTTCGGAGACGCCGGGCAAGGTCGCCTGGGCTCTGGGCCAGCAGGCGAACCCCTCCCCCACGCCCGCGCTGTCGGCCCGCCATGACCTGAACGCCCCCGATCCGGACGCCTGGGACGTGGTGATCGTTCCGCCGTCGCCGGAGGGCGTTTCGACGCCCGGCGCGGAAGTCGTGATCGACATCGACAACGTGCGCGCTGAAGACCTGGTCGTTGAGATCGGGCCTTCGGCGGCCGGTCCGTGGCGCGTCGTGAAGACGGTGACCATCATCGACGGCCAGCTGCGTATTCCGGTCAATGAACTGTCGCCCGGCGAAGTGTTCTGGGTCGCCCTGAGCTATCGCTCGACGGATGACGGGCCGTCGCCGAAGACGATCAAGGGGCCGTTCACGGCCGGGGATCTGGTCTCGAATGACACCACCCATCTGAACGGCGAGCCGGTTCAGGACATCCTCGACCAACTGACGGACACGGCGACGCTGGCAGATCAGAACCGCCAGGCCGTCGAAGCGCTGGAAGAGGTTTACGGCGACACGGCCAGTGCGGCGGCGTCCGCTGCTGCGGCGGCGTTTGAGCGGGTGGCGGCGGAAGCTGCGGCCGCACTTTCGGCGAATAAGGCAGAGGACTCTGCCGCTGCGGCGGTCGCCGCCGGCACGGCGGCCGGGGAGGCTCTGGGTTCGGCGTCTGCGTCGGCCGCCAGTGCGTCGGTCGCATCAACCAAAGCCGACGAGGCCGCACTATCGGCTAGTGCTTCCACGGCGGCGAAAACGGCGGCTGAAACCGCTCGTGGTCAGGCGCAGACGGCGGCGAGCAACGCAGCCAGCAGCCGCGACGACGCGGCCGGATCGGCGGCCAGCGCAAGCGCAAGCGCGCTGCAGGCGGCCAACAGCAAAGATGCG